TTGTAAATCATATTGTTTTTGGGCTTGTAATACAGTAACATCTTCAGCACTACCAGTAATAATGTCACCATTTCTAGTAAGTGATAAATCTCTTTTCTTTGTTACAGCATTAGGTCTGACCATAAATACAATTTTAGAAGAAGCCGCCGCACTTTCAACAAGTGCTTGAGACAATCCTTCTAATGATTTTAAATCTCCCAAAAATTCTTCTACATATCCTCTGCCGTAGTCTTCAGAATCAACTCTAACCATTCTTAGAGCTTGATAAGGAAGTAACTCTTTAGTGAAATTTCCTATTGATTCAGGAATTTTAATTCCATTTACTTCTTGACAAATATAATATTTATCATTTTCTAATTTATAAAGGTGTGTGTATAATTCTATATCTTCATCTTTTTTATAGTCTGCATCAACTATAATTTTACCTCTTGTAACTTCATCTAAACTTAATGGACTTACAACTTCTTTAATAACAATTTCTAATATATTTCCTGAAGCATCTCTATTACATACATATTGAGTAATAGGAAATATTCTCATTGTTCCATCTTTAGGAAGATAAGTTAAAACATTTCCTGCTACAATTAGATGTTTAAGAGCTTCAAATACGCTCACTCTTAAAGCTAACTGTTCAATCTTTTTAGATACTTCTCTTTCAATACTAGCTAATGATTTTTCTATTTCAGTTTTTAATTCTTTTTGTTGATTTAATTCCTCTTTTGTTTTTCCGCTAACTGATAGTCTAAAAAAGGGGGAATTGGGTGGGAGCAATAAAAGAAGTAATTTTGAGGCTAAGTTATTTACGCCTCTAGCTCCTACTGATTGAAAGGGATTGTATAATTTACTGGAATTTGAAAAACCTTCAGGTGTGACTAAAGAAGAGATAGTTAATTCGCTACATTCTTGTGCTCTATCTACAAATTTTTCTCTGTTTTCTTTTAATTTTAAATATCGTTCTTTTGCTGTAGGATTAACCTGCATTATCGTATCGTTGCTCTTTTTAGTTGCCATTTATATCCTTAGTTATTATCCTGAAACATTTGCACCTGAATCTGATGACGTAGTATTCAGTTGTAATCCAGTAGTAAGAGACGTTTTGCCGCTTTTTATAACTCTTTTCTTTTTCTTCTTCATATCTTTATCGGCAGTTACTAACTCAATAGGTCTTTCCACTGCTTCTACTGCTTGAGAAACCACTGGTGCGGCTACTCTTTGAATAGGAGCTTGAGCAGGGGCTTTTGGTGCTGATAGGCACATATTATTTTTCTATCCTCTCTTTTAACGTGTTAATAAATCTTACCACATCTCTTTGACCTGCTTTAAAATAAACTGTCTTCATATCATCTTTTACTTCAGGTGATTTTTCAGGGTACAGTTCATTCAAAAGTTTAATCAAGTCATCAACTTTTTGTGGTAAAACTAAATCTTTATCCATATATTATTCTTCTAAAAAGGGCACTTTAATCCCATAAATTGCCCGTTATAGTTCCTTTGTTATATTCAGTTGCTCTGTTCTCAAAGAAGTTAGCGTGTTCAACACCATTCAATACCCAATCTAACCACCCTAAAGGGTTATGTTTAACTCCATAATTAGGCTTTAATGATAACTGAAGCAGTCTTCTATCCGCTATATATCTTATATATTTCTTAACTTCATCAGAAGTAAGTCCTCTTATACCACCCATTTCAAAAGCTAAATCAATGAATTTATCTTCTAATTCCACCATATCTCTAGCTGTTTGATAGATAGTTTTCTTAAATTTATCTTTCCATATTTTAGGGTTCTCTTTAATTAATGTTTTAAATAATTTTATCATACTCTCAACATGGTGTGTCTCATCTCTAATACTCCAAGTTACTATCTGACACATACCTTTCATTCTACCATATCTTTGAAAATTTAATAGCATGACAAAGGAAGCAAATAACTGTAAGCCTTCGCCAAAAGCAGAAAAACAAGCTATATCTCTAGCCAGTCCTTCTAGTCCTTTACCTTTATCTTTAAATAAATAATTGTGTTTATCTGCCATTTCTTTATATTCTTGAAAGGCTTGATAATTTGTAAGCTCAGGCGTTCCAATAGTATCATTTAATAATGAATAAGCATGAGCATGAATAGCCTCATTAGAGGCAATAGTTGTTAGCATCATTCTTATTTCAGGTGCTTTAAATTTAGGAAGGTAGGTATCTACATACGCTTTAGCGACATCTACATCACCTTGAGTAAAGAATTTTAATATTTGATTAATTAAGTTCTTTTCTTCAGGAGTTAATTTTTCATTCCAGTCTCTAATATCTTCATGCAATGGTACTTCACTAGGAAGCCAGTGCATTTTTTGTTGTGTATCGTATGCTTCAAAAGCCCATTCATAATCAAATGGCTTATAATAAACTCTTTCTTTAAATAAACTCATCTTAAAACTAATTCAATCCCTTCTATTATAATTAATATGGCTAGTTCTATTACTAAGACTGCGTGATAGACAGTCCATAAAACTGTTTGTCTTTCTTTTTTCTTTCTTATGCTTCGCATGATAAACACTCTGCTTCAGGAATAATAGTACGTTCTATCTTTTGAGATACTAACTCCGCTCTTTTTATTGCTTCAGACCTACAATAGTAAAGAGTTTTTAATTTACGTTTCCAAGCTAACATGTGTATATCATGTAACTCTTTTATATCTACATCAGCAGGAACAAAAACATTTACGCTTTGTCCTTGACATATATACTTCTGCCTGTCTGCGGCATGTTCTATTATCCACTGTTGATTTATTTCAATAGCAGTTTTAAAAATATCTTTCTCATACTCAGACAATTCTTTTAAATGTAAGACTGAACCTCTATTAGCTATAATAGATGTCCAAATTTTATCCGTATTAATACCCTTCTTTTCTAAAAGTTTTTCTAAATATTTATTCTTAACTAAAAAAGAACCTGACATTGTTTTTTGAACATAAGCATTTGCTCTATAAGGTTCTATTGAGGGAGAAGTAGTCCCACAAATTATTGAAGATGAAGCGTTGGGTGCAATAGCTAATAAGTGTGCATGACGTAATCCTGTGCCTTCCATGTCAGGAGCTTCACCTCTCTTAACAGCTAATCTTTTTGATTCAGCTACAGCTTCTTCTTTTATTTTTTTAAACATTTGTAAATTTTTTGTTTTTGCTAGAGCAGATTGGAAGGGAATTTTTTGTTGTTGAAGATAGGCATGAAAACCCATAGCTCCTAGTCCTATACTACGCTCATTATTAGCACTAAATCTTGCTCTAAATAATTCTTCGGGTGCATAATCTATAAAGTATTGTAGTACATTGTCTAAGAAACGTACTATATCAGGAATAAATAAAGTATCCTTTTTCCATTCCTCATATTTTTCTAAGTTAAGGGAAGATAAACAACAAACGGCTGTCCGTTGTTCATTTGTAGGTAGGGTTATTTCCGAGCAAAGATTAGAATGATTAACATATAATCCTAATTTCTTTTGTTGTTCAGGGAGAGCTTCATTTACTGTATCAATGAAACAGATATAAGGTTCACCAGTTGCTACTCTAGTCTCTAAAATTTTTTGCCACAAATCTCTCGCTGAAAGAGTGCGGACTTTTTCTTTTGTATGTGGGTCTACTAAATCCCAACTATCATCATAAGTAGGTTCTTTTATACAGTTGTCAATCAACTCCATAAATTGATTAGAAATATTTATACCATGATGTAAGTTTAAACATTTCCTATGTATATCACCACCACTAGGTTTTCTCATTTCTAAAAATTCTATTATTTCAGGGTGACTTATATCCATGTAAGCGGCATAACTTCCTCTTCTAGTTTTTCCTTGAGAGAACGCCATGATTTCAGAATCAACTACATGTAAAAAAGGAATAGACCCTGAACTCTGACTCCCACCTGAAGTCATTGTACCATCAGACCTAACGTGTCCCCAGTAGCCACCAATTCCACCACCTACAGAAGCCAACCATGCGTTTTCTGTGTAGTGCCTTGTTAGTCCTTGTCTACTATCACCAACATAATTTAAAAAACAGGAGATAGGCATACCTCTTTTTGTTCCTGCATTACTTAGTATAGGAGTAGAAAACATAAACCAAAGGTTAGAAGCATATTCATAAATACGTTCAGCCATCTCTTCATTATCTGAAAAGGCTTTTGCCGCTCTCATAAAAGCATCTTGTGGGGACTGCTCATCAGGTAATAAATATCTATCCTTTAAAGTAGTCTTGCCAAAGTCTGTTAATAAATTGTCTCTTTCGTAATCCATTTTTTAAAATTGTCCTGAGTTTGGTGTGTTGTTTGCTATATCATCTAAGAATTTTTCTGTTTCTTTATCTGTAGGTTCTAATTCATTTTGTAATTTTTCTGATTCTGTTACTGGAACAAGAATTTCTACACCTTCATAACCATGTGTAATATAGTGTTTAGTTTCTTTTTTCATTTTCTTCTTTCCAAATATTCTATCCCAACCTTCTTTATATTTTTTAGTTGGTTTATGAATGGGATTACCAAACATATCAAGGTTCTTACCTTTATATCTTTTCTCCCACTTATTATCCGCCATACATTTTACGCCAACCTTCAGCTTCTATTTCCCACTCTATCTCTTCTTTACTTTTATAATTATCCATATTTTTAACACGATAAAAACCATTATCAGGCTGATACAATTCCCACATTATAACTTCATTTGTTTCAACTAAACTGGCTGACATACCATCAAAGTCGTGAGCAATGTTTTCAAGAACTAATTTTTTAAGTTTTTTAGCTTTTGTTACATAATGATATGCGTGAGTTTTAATATCTTTTTTTGTAGTGATTGTGGTAGCAAAATCAATACCACTATATGCTTTCGCATAACTGTTATGACTTATTGCTAAACTAGAACCACTAGATAATAATGCAAATTCACTACACCCACTTAGTAAACTAAATAGGATTGTGTATTTTAATATCTGTTTCCCTGTCCATCGTAACATATTTTATTTTTCCTTCAGGTTCAAATTGTTTTAAAAAATCAAAGACAATAGTCTTATC